TATTATTTGCACGCCTCTTAATAAACAAGATGTAAAGCCCTACGGGCTTATTATGCCAATTAAAGTAGATTAACATGATACAAATAAAAACCTTTGAGCAATTACCAGGCAAAGATATGACCGCTAACCAGGCTTTAAGAATTGCTACAACTCGAAAACGATACGCAGTTTTTACTTTTGATACTTTGCACTTGGTAAACAATTTAGATAGGCTAATTTTCGACAAATTAAGAGCCGAAAACCTATCCGAGATAGATATCTACCAGCTAAGATAGAAAAGCCTCTTAAATGCCCTAAAAATGCCCTCAAATGAGGGCTTTTTTTATGCCCAATAATTTATTAATGGTACTGAAATTGAGATAGGTTAAAAAAGTGAGATGTAAGCAACAAAAATAATTTGTTTTGCACCTCAAAACATTCAGCTATAAGCCTTTCTTATGGTGCTATAAGATAAATTGATGTAATATGGATATTGGTGGGGGTAAGTTATCCAATTCCGTAAATTCAATGTAAAACGGACATGCGGAGGGGTAAGTTATCCGTTTCAATAAATTCATTGACTTTAGGTACTACTTGCCATTGACCCTTTAAGGGGTCATGGCGGAAGTGGTGTGAAGCATAAAGTAGTACACACTATAGACTTCTATTTAGATATCGTTATCGCACACCTCCACTATTAAAGTAAACTTTTATTTACTTTTTCATGGAGAACTCCCATCAGAACCAAGAGGCTAAACACATTCATGCGGCATAGTCAGCTTGCGCCCTATGCGTGAAAAGACCTACAGGCTTACCCACTCACCGTCTCTGTCCGAGTTTTATTCAGCTAACCAGCTTAGGAAATTACTGGGATGTTTCATCGGCTATGCAGGGCCGAAGGCTTATTTAATGATGATCTATGTGCCTGCTCTAATCACCTATATAAAGATAACTAAATAATTTAAATCTGTTCATAGATATTTCTTATACAACCATAAATAAATCTTATGGTTAGTTTTGGTACAATAATTAAAACTTTAGTTATCCTATTGTATGAGTAAGACGATACAATTAGGTAGCGTAGCGAACTGATAAAAAGAATGGGAAAAACGATACAATTAGAGCTTAGTATTCCGCAAAGATTAGCTGACATTAAATTAGATCAGTACCAAAAGTATGTTCAAGTAATTAATGGTATTGAGGAGCAGACCGAAGAGGCAGGGGAGTTTGTAAATATGAAGGCCTTAGAGGTATTCTGTGGTTTAGAACTTAAAGAGAGTTATAAGCTACCTATGAAGTCTTTTGAGGCTGTCTTGGAGCAGATAGCTACATGCTTACAAGAACCTACACCGCTTGTGAAGCGGTTTTGGTTCAGAGGTAATAATGGAACAGAGGTTGAGTTTGGGATGATACCTGACTTAAGCAACATTTCCTTTGGTGAGTACATAGACCTGGATAGGTATATTGGTGATTGGAAGCAGATGCATAAGGCAATGGCTATCTTATTTAGACCGATTACTGCTAAGAAGGGAGAGTTTTATGAGATAGAAGACTATGAGGGTTCTGCTAAGTATGCAGGCTATATGCAATATATGCCTGCTAATGTAGCGTTAGGAGCGTTGGTTTTTTTTTATCGTTTAGGAATGAAATTGTCGAAACATACGATGGACTATTCACTGAAACAGATGACAGAGGAGCAGCTCCAGCAAGTAGAGAGCAAGTTTTTGGAAGCAAATGGAGTTGGTATCAATCACTTTATGCACTCGCTGGAGGAGATGTCACAAAGTTTGACAAGGTTGCAGAGGAACCCTTAACGAAGTGTTTGACTTGGTTAGTATTTGAGAAGGAGAAGAACGAGCTTGAAGAAAAGAGAATAAAAGAAGCATATAATAAAAACAGACTATGACAAGTGTATATGACATCATAACCACTATAAAGAGTTTTCTTAGAGAAAACCCTATAGTTAATTCCGTTACCTATGGGGATATTACTCAGGTAGACTTGAATAAGACTACTATGTTTCCATTAACCCACTTCTTTATTGGTAATGTGGCAATCACCGAACACGCTATGCGTGTGACGGTGTCTTTATTGTTCTTGGACATTGTAGATTATACAAAGGACTATAATGCAAATGACTTAGGAGACAGACAAGATGCAAGCAACTTAATTGATGTTTATAATACTCAACTACAGATTGCCAACGCCTTGGTTCAAGACCTAAGGCGTGGCGATTTATACAGAGAAGAATATCAGTTGGTAGGAAATCCTGTATGTGAGCCATTCAAGGACAGATTTGAGAATGAATTAGCAGGATGGTCAATGGACATTACTATAGACATACCTAATAATATCTCTGTATGTTAGGAAGTATAACGAACTTACATTTGATAAAATGTTAGAAGAGCAGTTACAAGCGCTATTAGAGCTGTATGGTGACAGGATTACGCAGGACATGCGTACTAAGATGTCTGAAGATAGGACTGTAGATAGCGGAATGGCTAATGCAAGTCTTACTTATACAGCAACAGGAAGTAGCTTGACTATTACAGGTGCAAGCTACATTGAACAGATTGACATGGGTAGGAGGGCTGGAAAGGGCGTTCCAAACCCAAAAGAGACTTTAAAGGGATGGATAGAGCGTAAGGGTATTAGGCCTAACATGCCAAATATTCGCCAAAGAGATCTTCCGTACTTAATCAGCAGGGCTATTAAGCAGCGAGGAACTATTAAGAGGTTTGGTTATCAAGGAACCAACCTCTTTACTTATATAATTAACAAGAATATTTTGCCATTAAGCAATGATGTGGCAGAAACAGTATTAGAAACTATAGGAAAACAATTAGACACTACTATATCGGCCAACTTTAGAAGCCGTATGGGAACACCGAGATAACTATGAGTACAATAATTAACACAAGGAGTCCTTTTTACTATAAAGATGGTGCAGCTGGAGCTGCATCCATCAGATTTCAGATTAAGATATATAGTGGAGATCAAACACCTCTTCCTTCAGGAGTTCAATATACACTAATAAAGAATACTACAACGCCTGCTACGGGTAATCCCTATGCAGTCATTGAGATTAGTGAGCTAATTAGAGACTATATATACACTGATTACTATACGGAGGCTGTAGATGCAGTTTGGGTTCATATTGCGCCTACTATTTATGATGGGCCTAATGGCACAGGGAGCATTATAGGCACTCCTGGTTCTGATTATTTCTTGGCACTTGATGGTTATGGTTACTTTGAAGAGGGTGTTAATCCGAGACAATCTATAGACCCTGATGATGAGTCTTATACACCTATGACACTTCAGGACAACCTTACGGTTTACTTTGTGCCTGGTGAGCAGATCACACTACCCTTCTTTTCTGAGGCAGAGCCTTTAATAGACTTTACCTTCTCAGGCGGAGCAGGAGTAGAGTGGCAGCAATTAGACAACTATTGGGAGACTTATGACGGTCTTTGGAACTCATCTTTAGATGATGTTCAAATTACAGACTCTACAGACAGCTTAGATAAGATTCAGTATGTAGGTATTTTTCCTACTACAGGAATATCTACAGGAGATACTGCGGTAGTAACCTCAACAACAGGAAATTCACAGACTCAAAATATTGTGTTTAAGGCACTGTGCGCAGGGAAATATCCTGATGTGAAGATTGTGTTCTATAACAAATATGGGGCCATTCAGGAGCTATGGGCGCATAAAAAGTCTATTAAGACACTAAATACTACTTCAGACGATTACAAGAGAAATATCATGGACTATAACACTCTTGATTATAGCGTATATAAACACGCCACGTCACGTTTTGACGTGAACGGGCGTGAGTCTATAGTAGTTAATACAGACTTCATGGATGAGACAATCAACGATCCTGTTAAACAGCTACTACTATCTGAGCAAGTATGGTTAGATATAGGAAGTGATACTTTCCCTGTAGTGGTTAAGACCTCTTCTTTAACAGAGAAGACAAGTGTTAATGACAAGATGGTTCAATACACCTTTGAGTTTGAGTATGCTTACGATAAGGTACAAAACATTCGATAGTGCAAACAGTACAGCTATATATAAACGATACTCGCTTAGACCTATTTAAAGATGAGAACATATCTATAGTAGAGTCCATAAAGAATGCAAGAGACATTGCGAAGGTCTTTACGACCTTCAGCAAGCAGTTTACTGTGCCTGCGAGCAAGGAAAACAATAAGATATTTAAGCATTACTATAATTATTACATCACAGGAGGCTTTGATGCTCGTACTACACAGCCAGCACGCATAGAAATTAATAATTTGCCCTTTAAATCGGGCAAAATTAAGCTAAATGGGGTAAAAATGAAGAATAACGCCCCTTATGCATACAATATTACCTTCTTTGGTAGTGTAATTGACCTAAAAGACATTATTGGAGAGGATAAATTGACTGATTTAGACGCTTTATCTTCTTTAAACCTTGGATATTCTAATTCTGAGATACTTACAGCACTGCAGACGGCTCCAGGAGCCACTGCATTGCCATTAGTGACTGCAGAACAGCGTTTATACTATGATTCTACAGATACTACTACTGATACGGGTAATTTATACTACAACGCAACCTATGTTAGAGGTTTAGACCCTAAAGAACTTAAGTATGCAGTCAGATTAGACCAAATTATTGATGCTATAGAGATTAAATACAGCGGAATCGCCTTTTCAAGCAATAGTTTCTTCCATGATGCTACTAAAGACATTCATTCTTTATATATGTGGTGTCACAGAAAGAAAGGAAAGATAGAAATTACCGCTGGAGACCCTCAAGTGGTATCAGGATTCAATCCAAGCGAGAACGCAACCTCTGTAGTTCTTAAGGTGCAGGCAGATACTGAAGGAGTATTGATTTATGAGGCTACGCACACAGCAGATGTGCTTACTTTTCATACTACAGCCTCTACATCTGACTTTAGATACGATATTACTATCTATAGAGATACAGGCTCAGGATATGCGCTATATCAAGAGCAAAAAGACAATACGGGCAGCACTGTAATGACTGTTCTTGATCCTCTTACAGATGGATATAAGTTCAAGGCTTATATCAGAACGTATGATGCAGATGCAAGCTTTAGTGAACTAAAGTGGAGATGTACTTACTCAGGGCCTTCTTCGGGAGCAGACGAGTTTACTGTTAGTAGCAAGAGTTATGATGCTTCTATTACCTTTAACGTACAAGAGCAGATACCAGAGATGAAGATTATGGACTTCTTATCAAGTCTATTTAAGATGTTCAACTTGGTAGCCTATGTAGATGATAGCGGAGAGATAGAAGTACAGCCATTAGACACTTACTATGTAGCAACTGAACATGATATTACTGAGTATGTGGATGTAAACGAGTCTGAGATAAATGTGGCACTTCCATTTAAGGAGATCTTCTTTAAATATACAGATACAAAGACTATTCTTGCTGCGCAACACTTGCAAGAATTAGCCAATGTAGAGTGGGGAGGTAATGAATATACTACTTCTGATGACTTATATGGGGAGACCTATAAGGTCGAGCCTATGTTTAACCACTCTAAGTTTGAGAAGTTGCTTGACTTATCTAATAATGCTGTGGATACTGAAGTAATGTATGGGTATTATGTAGATGATAATCAAGATGCTTATTTAGGAGACCCTTTTATATTGTATATCAATGAGGTTGATACAGGCGTTAAGTTGTCTGTAAATAATAATGGTACACTATCATCAATAGCAGCAAGCACAGGCATTAATATGCCTTCTAACTTAAAGAATATAGACGATTACACTTCTGATAATATACACTTTAATGCGGAGCTTAGTGAGTATGAAAATATAGCAGCTACCGAAACGCTATTCAAGCGTTTCTATCAGAACTACATAGTAAACATCTTTGATGTAGACAATAGAATCACAAAAGTAAAGTCTTATTTACCTCCTAAGAAATTAGTGAAGGGTGGAGACGAAATTAAGTTGTCTGATGTAATTATTATCAACGAGAACAGGTACAGGATTAACAATATGAATGTAGATGTTACTACAGGCAAGACAGAATTTGAATTAATTAATTACTATGATTAAGAATATTATAGACCTATTAAACAGCAGTGAATGGCTAATAGGAGACCCCGATATAGACTTTGCCAAGGGAGCCAATAAGCTCCCTGGCTCACTAAAGCAAGTAAAACAACTAATCAAGCGCAATAGACATGGCAGACGTTAAACAGATATTAATAGAAATAGACTTACAGACTGGTAAGGTAGTTGGCGGAACAGCTGAAATTAATAAGCAGCTAAAATCTATTTCTTCTAATGCTAAAATAGTTGAGCAGCAACTTCAGAAGACATCTAAGGCAACTAACGACTTTGGTGGCGCAGCAGGTATAGCAGGAGCTACGGCTGCGGAACTTGGTAGAACTATATCAGATATGCCTTATGGTATTCAAGCGGTAACGAACAACATTTCTCAGTTGGGATCCATGTTTGCACTACTTGTTAGTTCTTCTAATGGTGTTGGAAATGCATTAACTAACTTAGGGAGAGTTATGGCAGGCCCTGCTGGTATATTGTTACTATTCCAGGGAGCAGTAGCTGCAATAGACTTTTTTGCTCAATCTATGAGAAGAGCTAAAAAGGAATCTGAAGAAACCAAGAAGGAACTTGATGAAATGAATGCTACTCTTCAGGAACAGCAATTCATATTTAATGAATTATCTAAGATTGGTTTTCAATACAGTAATGATGTTTCTAAGCTCTTTGCTAAAAACATGAAGGAAGTAGGTAGCTACTTAGAAGAATTAAGAAAAGAAGGCCCAATTACTCAAGAAGTTTATAATGCAGCTATTAATGCAGGTAATGATCTTCTTAATGCAAGAATCAATCAAAATAAAGCTCAACAGGCTTTAATTAAATCTCAAGAAGAATTAACTCGTCTTGAAAAAGAAGAGCCATACAATAAAAAGGCGATTCAAACCGAATCTATGCGTCTTGGTCAAGCAAGATTAGATTTAACAGAAGCTATAGATGCAGAACAGAAAGCACTTCAGTTCTTAAATTATCAAGCAACTGAAGAGATTGTTCTTACTGGCAAAACTAAAAAAGAGAAGGAAGAACTTAACGAAACAAGAGAGCGTTCTATATCTTCAATAATTAGAGAAGCTACAAGATCTGTTGCTTCTTTTAGAAATGCTTATATACAAAGAAGGGTAGCACAAGAAGCAGAGGTTAGGGATGATGAAGGTTTCTTGCAATGGAAAGCTACGTTCTTTGAAAACTTGTCTAATAAAGAAGCTTTTAGTTTTGAGGAAAGAACCGCTTATTATAGGCAATATGTTATAGCTACTCAACAACTTGGAGATATGCAGTTGAGAAATGAACAGATTAAATTAAATGCTATGGAGCAAATTAATCTGTCGTATGCAAACAGCATTGGAAGTATATTTAAAACTATAGCTAATCTTGCAGGAGAGAATAGATTTTTACAAGCAGTTGCTCTTATTGGTGAATCAGCTGCTGGTATTGCTAAAATTGTAATTAGCACGAAATCTGCAAACGCTGCTGCACCATTAAAATATGCTTTAATTCCTGGAGGTCAAGCTCTCGCTAAAGCTGAAATAGCGGCTAATAATTTAGCTGCAAAAGTAGGTATTGCAGCTAACGTTGCTTCTACAGCTAAAGCAGTATCTGCACTTAAAGCACCTGTAGCTGTTCCTTCTGCTGCAAATATAGGTTCTGAGCCATCAGCTGCTATTAGTCAAGCTCCATCCTTTAATGTAGTAGGTGCTACTACACAGAATCAGTTAGCTGCTGCTATACTTGGTTCTCAGCAAGAACCAATGAGAGCTTATGTAGTCTCTTCAGACGTTACAACGGCTCAACAACTTGAAAGAAACATTGTACAAGGAGCATCAATTTAAAACGAATACTAACAATTAAGTTATCCTAATATGGACTATAAGGTTTACGAATTATTCATAGAAGAAGACAATGAGTTTAGCGGAGTAGAAGCTATCTCTATTGTTGAAGAGCCTGCCATTGAAGAGGATTTTGTGGCCCTCAAGGCACACAAAATTGAAATGGCTGAGGTAGATACAGACAGGCGCATTCTCATGGGGCCTGCGCTTATTCCTGACAGAAAGATATACAGACGTAATGATGAAGAAGAGTATTACATCTTCTTCTCTAAAGATACAGTGAGAAAGGCATCAGAGTTATTTCTTGCAAGGGGCAATCAAAACAATTCTACATTAGAACATCAATACGACCTCAACGGATTGAGCGTTGTGGAATCTTGGATTGTTGAGGATCCCCAAAATGATAAGTCTAAATTATACAACTTAAATGTACCTGAAGGTACATGGATGGTATCTGTAAAAGTAAACAATGAAGAAGTTTGGCAAGAGTTTGTTAAGAGTGGCAAAGTTAAAGGTTTTTCTATTGAGGGCTATTTTAGTGATAACACTAATAGACCTAAAGAATCTGTGGAAGAAGAACTTTGCGCAGATTGCTTTGAGGAACTACAAGCGGAATATGCTCTTTTAGAAGCAGTAGCTGCTTTAGAAGAGGAAGTACAATTAGAATCTTATGGAGGTTATCCTGAGAGTGCTTCAAACAACGCTAAATTAGGTATCAAACGCAATAAAGAGTTAGGTAACAAATGTGCAACTCAGGTAGGGAAAGTAAGAGCGCAACAACTGGCAAGGAAAGAGAAATTCACAGTACCAACGCTGAAGAGGATTTACAGCTACCTATCAAGGGCAGAAGCGTATTACGACCCAGCAAAGCCAGAGGCTTGCGGTACAATAAGCTACCTCCTATGGGGCGGTAAGTCAATGAAGAATTGGGTAGAGTCTAAACTTAAAGGCTTAGACGAATTAGATGGCTAAACAGACCGCTCACATAAAGGCTGATAAGCCTAAGGTGAATAGAAAAGGAATAGGGGCTAAGACTAAGTCAAGTTCATTAAAGACATCTAAGTTATATAAAAAGAAATATAGAGGACAAGGTAGATAATGAGTAGAAATATATTCAATACATCTTATAAAGTACAATCTGATATAAATACAGAAGAAGAACGTCTGTATTATAATATCGAAGAGGGAGCGCATGTAACCACTTCAGCAGGTGTATGGACTGTTTGGAATGGTGAGTGGGTAAAGCTATATCCATCAGCAGGATCAGGAAGCGGTCTTGGATGGGCAAGATACGATGACAATCAATATACCTCTTTAAATAAGTTAAGCCTTGTAGATGGAGTTGAGGTTACTTTACCTAACAACGCTTCTAATGTAGTTACAAGCCACGCAGGAGTTGAATATTATGATGCAGATACTAATAAAGTACTTGCAGAGTATGAGAATGATCTTTATTTGATGACTGCGGTATTTAAGGCTTCTGCTGCTAATGCTAACGCTACGTTTCTTACACTCAATTTAGAGGCGGGTAACGGAACACCATATGATAGAATTAAATTCGATATACCCTTTCCTAAAGGCAATGATGCGGAACACGATGAACACCATATGTTTCAGTACTACGCAGACTCAAGTTTTATAACAAACGGAAGTCAGTTAAAGATTACCTCTGTAGGAGGCTCTGCTGAAGTATGGGATATTATATTCTTCATCTCTAAAGTACAAAGCTATGCGTAGATCACCTTACGGAGAAAGATGGAGCAGAACAAGCCCGAAGGAAAACCGCAGGGCTTGCTTATGTGCTAAAGGTAATACCTACAGCAGAAAGTGCTGTAAAGGCCGTATGATAAATCAGGGTATTGGAAGTTTATACTGAAAATACAACAGAATGTTTAATCAATAGTTAACCAAATATAAATTAAGTATTTATGAAAGCAACTGAAATCGTGGACAAACTAAAGTCTGTCCTTCTTTCTGCTGAGGAGCCACAAGTTGAGCCTGCTGAAGAGCAAGTTGAACTTGCTGCTGAAGAAGTAGAAGTAAACGAACCAGTCGAGTTAGGTCAAGAAGAAATGGCTGAAGACGGCATGGAAGAAAAAGAGGTAGTAGAAGTAGAATATGTTAGCAAGTCTGACTTCGAAAGTGCTATCGCTGAGATCAAAGCTATGTATGATGCATTAGCTGAAAAATTAATCTCTGAAGAGATGCAAGAGCAAGTTGAGGTTCCAACCGAAGAACTTGCAAAAGAAGAATTATCTGCTCAAGAGCCAGCTGCAGAGCCAATCTCTCACTCTCCTGAAGTAGAACCAACAGTACAAAGACAGCTATTTGCAGGCAATAAGCCACGCAATACAATGGCTAATGTCTATGCTAAAATGTTTAACAAGTAATTTATTTAAATAAAAATGGCAACTACAACTTCAATCACAACAACTTATGCGGGCCAGTTTGCAAATCAGTATATCTCGGCTGCGCTACTTTCAGGTAAGACCCTGAATGATGGTGCTATCAGCATCAAACCAAACATCAAGTACAAAGAAGTCATCAAGAAAGTGGCTACCTCTGGGCTTATTGCTAATGCAGGATGTGACTTCGCAGACACAGGAAGCGTTACTTTAACAGAGCGTATCATTCAACCTGAGGAGTTCCAAGTAAACGTAGAACTTTGTAAAAAAGACTTCCGTTCTGATTGGGAGGCTGTACAAATGGGTATCTCTACTTTCGACCAACTTCCTCCAAACTTCGCTGACTTCCTTATCGCTCATGTAGCTGGTAAAGTAGCTGAGAAGACTGAGCAAAACATTTGGGGTGGTGTTAACGCTACTGCAGGTGAGTTTGACGGTTTCACAGTTCTTATGGCTGCTGATGCTGACGTAAACGATGCTGCTAACGGAGCTGAGACTTCATTCACTTCTTCTAACATCGTTACTCTATTAGGAAACACAGTTGATGCTCTTCCTTCTGCAGTATATGGTAAAGAAGATTTAACTATCTATGTTCCAACTGTAGCTTTCCAAGCTTACGTTCGTGCTTTAGGTGGATTTGCTTCTTCAGGTCAAGGTGCTGCTGGGGTTAACGCTCAAGGATCACTTTGGTACAACATGGGTAACGCTCTTTCATTCGAAGGAATTAAAGTTCAGCTTGCTCCAGGTATGCCTTCTGACCACATCGTAGCTGGTGAGGCTTCTAACCTTTACTTCGGTACTGGTCTATTATCTGACCACAACGAAGTTAAAGTAATCGACATGGGAGACCTTGACGGTTCACAAAACGTTCGTGTAATCATGCGTTTTACTGCAGGTGTACAATATGGTATCGGTTCTGACCTTGCCTTATTAACTCTTGCATAATAAATAATTGTTTAACTGAAAAGGGGTAGGTAAGCCTTAGAGCCTACCTACCCTTTTTTAATATAAAAAATCTAAAATATGGCTTGTGTAATCGACACTGGAAGAACATTACCATGTAGAGACTCCGTAGGTGGATTGAAGAATGTGTATTTCATCAATTATGATGCTGCTGCTTCTATCGCACTTGTAGAGACTGCTGGTTCTGAAGACACAGTTGCTTTTGATGCCACTTGGGATGCTACGAACTATAAGTATGAACTAAAAGGAACTTCATCACTTACTACCAACATCCAAGCGTCAAGAGAGAACGGAACAGTTGCTTTCGAGCAAGTGTTAGAACTAACCTTACCTAAACTATCCAAGGAAGATAACTATCAAGTAAAACTTCTTGCTTGGGGAAGACCTCGTATTGTAGTAGAAGACTACAACGGAAACTTCTTCTTAGTAGGAAGAGAGCATGGTGCTGACGTAACAGGAGGTACTATTGTTACTGGTGCTGCTATGGGAGATTTAAGCGGATATACTCTTAGCTTCTCAGCTATGGAGCTTACTCCTGCTAATCTTTGTACTGGTACTATTGCTCCTTCTTCATAGTAGTATGTAATGGCAGATAAGAAAGAGGCCCCGTAAGGCCTCTTTTTTTATATCCAATAGAAAACAAAAACAAAGGTCTTTAGTTATCCTATTGTGATACGAATTAAACCAATACAAACAGCACAAACATTCAGCATCATACCTTCTTCGTATGTGGCTGCTAATTTAAATGCAGCAGACATTACGTTTGTAGAAAATGGTACAGATGTAGATGATCCATCTCCAAGTTTTACTTGGGCAGAATCATCGAATGGTAACTATATTGAAGTTACATTTACTCCCTCTTTAACATTGAAGGAGGGTCAAATATACACGCTAACAATCAAGTCTGATACAGACATCTATTACAGAGACCTTGTGTATATCACAGAGGAAACAAGTAAGAAAGATGTGTTTACGTTGCCTGACAATTATAACGAGTATAATCCAGGTAAGACAGAATACATAGTAATATAATATGGCAAGAAGCAGAGTAAAATTAGTGAACACTACGCAAGAAGCAAGGAAGTATAAGGATAGCATTAAGGTGGTAAACCTTAGTGGCTATCAGTCTCCTGAAGTAGTGGAGCAGCACAGCAAGGAGTGGGTGTTGTATTTAACTGGAGAGAACGGTCAAGATTATTTTGACGGTCTTATTGAAAACTATTTAGGCAGTCCTACAAACTCATGCTGTATCAATGGTATTACAGAGATGATCTATGGTAGAGGATTAGATGCTACTGATAGTGCAGAGAAGCCTGAGATGTATGCTAAGATGAAGCTACTTCTTAGACCTCGTGAGATGAGAAGAGTAGTAAACGATTATAAGCTTCTTGGACAAGCTGCGGTACAGGTTATCTACAATAAGCAAAAGACTGCAATCACTAAGGTGCTTCATTTTCCAATGGAGACCTTGAGAGCAGAAAAAGCTAAAAATGGTCGTATAGAAGCTTATTACTACCATCATAAATGGTCTGAATTAAAACCAAGTGACAATCCAAAAAGAATACCTACGTTTGGTAATGGCTCTAAGAGCGAAGTTATTGAACTTTATATATTCAAACCTTACAAGTCAGGATTTTATTACTATGCTCCTGTGGATTATAATGGATGTTTGCAGTACTGTGACCTTGAAGAAGAGGTGGCAAACTATCACATCAATAACATTCAAAACGGTCTACAGCCTTCGCTATTGGTTAACTTTAACAATGGAGTACCCAATGAAGAGACTCAAGAGTTAATCGAAAGAAAGATATATGATAAATTTAGCGGAAGCTCGAATGCAGGTAAGTTCATACTTACGTTCAACGAGTCAAGTGAGGAGCAAGCGACTATTGATCCAATTCACCTCCCTGATGCCCATGCGCAATATCAGTTCTTGGCTGATGAGTCGAGAGAGAAGATAATGTTAGGACACCGCATTGTATCACCAATTCTATTGGGTATTAAAGACAATACTGGATTTGGTAACAATGCAGAGGAACTTAGAACAGCGTCAATCATCATGGATAACATGGTGATTAGACCATTCCAACAACAGATTATTGATGGCCTGGATGAAATCCTTGCCTTCAATAACATCGTACTTAACTTATACTTCGTAACCTTACAACCTATTGAATTTACAGAGCTTGACAATATTGAAACACGAGTTAAACGAGAAGAAGAAACAGGTGAAAAGCTGTCAAAGCAAGTGCAAGAAGACTTGTCAGATTTGTCAGACGAAGAAGCCGATGACATCTTCGACCAATTAGAAGAGATGGGTGAAGTAATCTCTGATGAGTGGGAGCTTGTGCATACAGAGAAGGTTACTGACGAGAATGAAGAGTTTGACTTTACTAAACTTGCAGAGGTGAAGCGTGATGACGCTGCACCCTCTAAGAAGAGTTCTCAGGACAATAAAGGTTTTAAGGTACGTTATGCATACATGCCAGTGAGAAAGTCCTCTGAGAGCCGTCAATTCTGCTCTAAAGTAGAGTCTTTAACAGAGAAGGATATTGTATTCCGTTTAGAAGACATCAACAAGATGTCTTTCAGAGGAGTCAATAGAGAGTTAGGCCATAAAGGCCGTAACTATTCTCTCTTTAAATATAAGGGCGGTAAGAACTGTCACCACTTTTGGGAGAGAAGAGTATATAAGAAGAAACAACAAGTAAGCGAAGAAGAGGCTTTATCAGAAGGTTTTGTAGCACCAAACAATCCAAGTGAGGTTGATGTAAGACCAGTAGACATGCCTAACAAAGGTGCTTACCCAACAACTAAGTAAACATGGCACAGAAGGCGTTATTTATTACAATACAAGATATAAAACAGAAGTCTATTATTAGTGGTAATGTAGATCCTGATAAGGTAGTGCAATTTGTTGAGGTAGCTCAAGACACACATATTCAGAACTATTTAGGAGGTACGCTTTATAAGAAGCTACAGACTTTAATATTGAATGGTACTATAGATGATGCAGGTAATGCAGACTATAAGACACTTCTTGATGACTATATTAAGCCAATGCTTATTTGGTTTACTCAGAGTGACTACTTGCCATTTGCCGCCTTCCAGGTCGGCAATGGCGGAGTGTACAAACACAGAAGTGAGAATGCAGATACAGTAACTATGGATGAGATTAATATGCTTATCAATAGAGCCTCAGAGACTGCTGAGTTCTATACAAGAAGGTTTATGGACTATATGGATAGTAATAGTCAACTATATCCTGAATACACTACAGTAAATACAGAGGATATGCAACCTGATAAAGATGTTGGATTCCATAGCTGGTATTTAGGATAATATGGGCGAAGTAAGGGGTAAATACAAACCTAAGGAAGAAAACATCAGAAAGTTGATAGCCTTCCTTAGAAAGGAAGAGAAACAACCAGATCAAGATAACAAAGAACAATAATGGCTACACTTACAAATACTAAAATTAAAGACACTTATGATGGTCTGTTAAAGACAGCAGACAATGATGTAGTAGGTGCAAGTGAAAAGAATATAACAGATGGATTAGGGAATGCTACGGTTCTTAGCATAGGAACAGGTAGTGCTTCTTTTTCTTCGGATATAGAGGTTAATGGGCTTACTATTGGTAAGGGAAATGGTAGTATTACTCAAAATACTGCTATTGGTGTACAGGCTCTTGATAATTCAACAGGAATAGCTAATACTGCAGTTGGTTATGCTTCACTTTCTGATAACACTACGGGAGTTCAAAATACAGGAGTTGGTTTAAATTCTTTAAGATTTAACACCACAGGAAGTTATAATACAGCTTTAGGAGCATTTGCTTTATATGATAATACCTCAGGAGGTAGTAATGTTGCAGTAGGTTATACTTCTCTTAGTAATAATATAGATGGTGCAGATAACACCGCAGTTGGTTATTCTTCTTTATCCACTAACACATCAGGCTCTCAGAATGTTGCTATAGGTCGTCAAGCACTTTTATCGAATACAACAGGAGGAAGTAATACGGCTATTGGATATTCATCACTTGCAGGAAATATTACAGGTATAAACAATACCGCCGTAGGTAGAAGTTCTTTATATGCAAATACAGGTTCTTACAATACAGCTTTAGGAGCATACGCATTGTTAGATAATACTACAGGTTCGAACAATGTAGCAGTAGGATATAATTCTTTAGTAGAAAACTTAACGGGATTATATAATACAGCTATAGGGGTTTCGACTCTTGGAGATAATATCTCAGGAAATAGCAATGTTGCTGTAGGATATCACGCATTAAGAAATAATACTTCAGCAGATAATACAGCAGTAGGAAAAGAGGCTTTGACTTACAATACTATAGGTTCTCAAAATGTTGCAGTAGGTCTTGCTTCTTTAAAGGAAAATATATCGGGAGAAAAAAATACAGCACTTGGTCATTCTGCTTTAACAAATAATGAAACATCAGGTTCAAATACAGCAGTAGGATTTAGAGCCTTATATACAAGTTTAGGAGGTTTTAATACTGCGGTAGGAAGCAATGCTTTAGATAATAACAATACAGGTGCTTTTAACTCAGCAATGGGTTATAATTCTTTAAGCACCAACACTACGGGTTCTTACAATATATCAATAGGTGTAAATTCTTTATTATCAAATACAGATGGCGATAGAAATGTTGCTGTAGGATATGCGGCAGGAGATAGCAAGACTTCAGGAGATGATAATATATATATAGGACATAGTGCTGATGGAGCATCTGCAACTACTTCTAATGAGATTGTAATTGGTTCGTTAGCTACGGGTAATGGAAGCAATACTGCTACTTATGGTAATAGTAGTATTACAGACCACTACTTTACAGCAGGTAATGTTC